CTATTCGGAACTGGTGAAGCAAGGCGAAGACATCCTAAGCGGCGAACTAGTGGACGATGCGACCATGCCGCTGTTGTACGGCATTGACATAACTGACCAGCCTGACGATGAAAGCGCGTGGCCAAAAGCCAATCCCGGCATGGCCTACGGGCAACCCGAATCGAAGCAACTTCGGCGCAGCTGGACAACGATGCGCCGCAGTCCAATGGGGCGCGGCGAATTTATCCGGTACCACTGCGCGCGCACAGACGAGAATACGGGCGGTTGGTTAGATATGAATCTGTGGCCAAAAGCCGAAGCCATTGATTGGGAATCGCTGCGCAAACGGCCTGCGTGGGTAGGACTTGACCTGAGCAAATCACAGGACATGACGGCACTGGTAGTGGCGGTGCCGCTCGACGATGGCCGCGTGGCGTTGCGTGGGCACTACTGGTGGCCGTCCGATCATGTGGCCGCGCGCGAACTCGACTATCGAATGCCTGTGCGCCAATGGGCGGCTGAACGCAAACTAACACTGACGCCAGGGGCGGCGATTTCCTATGAGGACATTAAATTGGAGGTGCTTAGGTTGCGCGAGGAATTCGATGTGCGCGCCGTCGGCTACGACGCATGGGGCGCGCACCTACTCGCTGAGCAACTTACCGAAGCGCAGGTTCCGCTAGTTACATACCGAATGGGGATTGCAACCTTCGCACCTGGCTGTGCGCTGTGGCAAAACATGTGGAGCGGAGGCCGATTAGTCATCGGTGATGACCCAATTTTGCGGCGTTCATGTGCCGAAGCGCACGCGAAAGTGGACATAAACGGCAATGTGCGGCCGATTAAATCCCGTACATTCTGCATTCTCGACCCGTTGGTGGCGTCGATTATGGCCGTTCATGTGTGGGGCGGCAAACGCGCGTCGTGTTATGAAGATGGAAATCTTGGCATTTAGACGCAATCCGTCAACCAATTGACCACTTAGCATGCCCCGCATGCTGAAAGCGTTCGCACAGCGCATGTTCGGTTTTTGGCCGAACACCACTATCTACCCACTGACCACCGGCAACGGTGCCATGCCAGTGGTGTCGCCGTCGAACGCACTGCAATACACGCCCGTCTATCGCGCGGCGTCGCTGATTGCCAACGATGTGGCGCGCGCGCGCGCGGACATCACGAACGATGTTGCGCACATTCTTTTCCGCGAACCTAACCGCTACATGAGCGGTTTCGAGTTTCGGCGCTCGCTGACATTGCAGGCCGTGTTGTACGGCAACGCATTTGCGCTGATTAATCGCACAATGGGCGGCGAATTGTTGGAACTTATCCCGCTTGGCGTTGACACCGTCAGCCTCGATTTGTCCACCAATGAGCCGATTTATAAAACGCAGGCCTACGGCGACATCCCGACGCAATCAATGTTGCACATTCGCGCGCTTGGAATTGATGGATTGTGGGGAGAATCGGCTGCGCGATTGTGCCGAACGGCGCTCACGATCATGGCCGCGCAAGAGAATTCGCAGTTGGAATCAATGCGCAACGCCGGCAATCCGAAACTGGCACTGTTGCACCCTGGCGCGCTGAGCGAATCCGCGCGGCAACGCATTGCGGAACTGTATTTGAGCGGACACGCAGGCGCGACGAACACCGGCAAGCCGTTGGTACTCGCTGACGGCATGCGCGTGGAAAAGATTTCATCCACGATGGATGACGCCGGCCTGACGGCTGCGCGGAAATATTCAATCGGTGATGTCTCGCGAATCTATGGCGTGCCGACGCACATGCTCGGTGATGACACCGGCAAGGGCTACGGCTCGCTCGAATGGGCGGGGCGCGCGTACCTTGACGGTTGCCTGAGCGGTTGGTTTGCCGCGTGGGAAGCCGAAATACAACGGAAATTGCTTGGCGCTGGTGACGCTGTTTCGTTTGATGTCGATTTCATCATTCGTCCGTCACTCGCTGAGCAAATGGCAGCGCTTCGCACAGGCGTTGAATCAGGCATTATCACGCGAAATGAAGCGCGTGACAAACTCGATTTGCCACCACTTGACGGTCTAGACGATCCAATCGTGGCAAAAAATATGGGATTGGGCGGCGGCCAAACGAACATCGGTGACGATACCGATAAAGGAATGTCCAATGATTTCCCGCCGTGATTTCAACGCGTCCACCACGGTCGAGGGCAGAACGCTAAGCGGCACCGCCGCCGTTTATGGCTTGCCGTCGAGACTCATCACTGAGCGGGGGCGCGCGTTCACTGAGCGCATTGCGCCAGGTGCATTCCGCAACTCGCTCGGTGATGATGTCAAATTGTTTTACCAACACGACGCGTCGATGCCACTGGCGCGCACGCGCAGCGGGACGCTAATCCTGAGCGATTCACCCGCCGGCCTGTTGTTTAGCGCGAATCTTCCCGACACGACGCTCGGAAACGATGTGCGCGAGTTGCTTGCGCGCGGCGATTTGAGCGGAGAAATGTCATTCGGGTTTTTCGTGATGGAAGATGAATGGAACGCTGCGCGCACCGAACGCACCGTGAAAACTGCAAAACTGTCTGAAATCAGCGTCGTTGTAGACGCTGCGTATCCGCAAACCCAATCGAGCCTGCGTGCCACTAGCACGGAATTTCACGCTGCGTGTGCAGCACGGCTTGAACTCCACTTGAAAAGGATGACACATGTCTGAACACAATGACGAACTCGGTGCTATCACGCACACTTACCGCAAGGCGCTCGACGCCTACGCCGCTCGCACTGGCCTGAAAACCGAAACCGTGGACACCCGCGGCAGCGGTTCCGAAAAGGAAATGTTCGCGAAGATGGACAGTGACTTGACCGCAACAGAGTTGCGCGCGCAAAACGCTGCTGTCCTCGCGCGCTTGGCGAAGATTGAAGCGCAACCGCAATTCGTTTCGCGCGCAGCTGGCGCAGCACTGGCCGACCGTGACAACCCTGACAGCGCGGCATACGCCGCGCGTTGGCTGAGTGCTGCCGCGCGCGGCGATTTGAGCGAATTCCGCGTGCTGGCAACATCTAGCACTGGCGTCGCAACTCCAACCGATTTGGAGCGGCGCATCATTCAGAAATTGCATCAGTCGAGCGTTCTGCGCTCGCTTGCGAAGGTGTCAACGATTGATTCTAAGCGCTCCATTGCATTAGAAGCCGCGCTGCCAACTAGCGCACTGGTTGCCGAAGCCGGCGCCATCACGGCTTCCGACCCAACATTCGGCACACAGATTTCTGTGGTGCCGTACAAGTTTGTTTGCGCTACAAAAATGTCGCAGGAATTTATTGACGATGTCATCGGCAATGGTGGCATTGGAACCGGCATGCAATATGTGGCTGACCGCTGCGGCATGAGTCTTGCAAAGACACTCGATCAGTACTACACCACTGGCACCGGTTTGGCTCAACCGCAGGGTATTGGCGACACGAGTGGCGTTGCGTTCGCCACTACCAATGTGTCAAACATCATTGCACAGGGCGTCGCGCTTGCCGACGATGCAACCGTGGACGCTATCACTGGTGACAACATCATTGACTGCGTTCATGCGGTGCCTGTGGCGTATCGCAGCGGGAATTTCAAGATTCTCACCAGTGATACCGTCATCAAAAATGTGCGCAAAATCAAGGTTTCAACCACTGATTATGTGTGGAAGATTGGCAGCGAAGGTGGCATTGCCGGCGGCGCGCCAGCCACCATTTACGGCGTCCCGTATTCAATCGGCACCTATGTGCCAACCACACAGGGCGCAACCCTTACGACCGCTGATGTCCGCGGCTCTGCCTACTTCATCGTTGGCAATTGGGACTACTTTGAAATCTTTGACCGCACGGGAATGACTTCGATGATTGACCCGTACACCGCGGCAGCCAACCAGCAATCGACGCTGTATGTCCACATGCGCACCGATTCACGCATCATGCTTGCCGAAGCATTTGCATGCATCAGCGCAGTCAACACGGCTTGATTTGAATTCCTCCCCCGTGGGCGGCGCGCGGGAACGCGCGCCGCCCATTTATGGCAAGTTTGCCCATTCCAATTGATGTGTTGCGCACACGCTTGCGCGTCGAAGTTGAATCCGATGACACGGATTTGGCAACGCTGTGCATTGCAGCCGGCGAAATCATTGCCCGTGAAACTGGCTTGGCGCTCACGCGCACGACGCACACGGCGTCTATCGTCGCCTGGCGCGACTACACGCCGAAGATGCAACCCAATGCCGTAGTGACAACGGTCACTTACAAAGACAATGCCGATGTCACGCAAACACTGCCGACATCGCAGTGGTATGTAACGATGGATGACGAAATGCCTGTGCTGCATTTCGACACCACCATCGTGCCGAAATTGAACACGCAGCCGCTCGTCTACTACACGGCCGGCTACGACCAAATCCCGCACGCGCTGCAACAATGCATCGTGGCATTGGTGGGCAGTTGGTACAACAATCCTGAGGCGTCGAATGTTGCAAGCCTTGCGGAAGTGCCATTGTCCTACCGATACATTCTGTCGCAGTATTCCGCGCGGAGTCCGCTTCGATGATCAGCGCCGGCCGTCTTCGATTCCTCGCGCGTCGCCAAATCGCAAGCGTCATTCAGGACGCCCTAGGATTGCGCACAGCCGCTTGGATTGATGGCCAGTACTTTCGGTGTGATGTGCGCAGCGACAGCGCGCAGGAGCAGGGCTACGCCGACGGCGTGGCCGTAATGGCCACCTATGAGGTGCGCTGCCGGTGGAACACCTGCGTGTCGATTGGCCTGACAGCGTCCGACCGCATACTGGTGCGCGGCAAACTGTTGCGCGTGCGCGCGATTCGCAACCTAGAGGAAGCCGACCGCGTGGCTGTAATCGACTGCGAGCACATACAGTGAGCATTGAAAGCACCGTGCGCAACATGCTGACAAGCGCAAGCGGCATGAGCGTGCCCGATCAGCGCATCACGCTTGGCTATCGACTCCAAGACAGCGTGCTGCCGGCCATCACATTTGAAGTGACCGCCGTTGAAAAAGTCGCTTTCGACTCGGTGAAATCCTGCGAGGTTGAACTACGCGCCATTGCCGAAACCACTGAAGCGGCGCTAGACATCGCATCAGAATTGGAAGGTGCTGTACGAACGGGCACCTGGCTGTCGATTCAGATTACGGCTGCGCTATGGCTCAACGCGCGCGTCGAACCTCCATCACCAGGCGAAGGCGACGAATCGCTACCTGCCGAAGTGATTTGTACCGCTCAACTTTTCTACAAATAGGATCTACCAATGGCAGCAATTTCTACCGCAGGTTTGACCGTTTCGTGGGGCGGCGTCGCCGTCACAGGAATTGGAACTGCAACCGTGACCACGACACAATCAATGGTTGAAACTACCGACATCACATCGGCAACGCAAACATTTTTCACGGGAAATCGCACATCAACTGCGAGCGTCGAAATGTTTTACGACCAAGGTGTAGCCGCAATGGCGTCGATTGAAACTGCCGCGAACAGTGGCGCGGCGAGCGAAACGCTGTTGATTACGCTTGCAAGCGGACAAACTTACAGCGGCGCTGCATTTGTCACATCGTTTCAAGCCACCGGCGGCATCAACGATGTTCTGCGCGCTTCAATCGAATTCCAGTACACAGGCGTGGTAACAATCGCATGAGTATCCGCGACGCATTGACATTGCGACCCGCTACCTACACGCTAACCGGCGGCATGCCTTACACGCTGCGCAGGCCGTCGGCGCTCGACCTGATTGAAGCGCTTGAATTCTCTGCTGAGCATCCCGCGCAAATGCAAGCGTGGTTCGTGTGGCGGCACCTGATTGACGATCAGGGCGCCGTGTTTGCAACGATTGATGATGTGCTGAATTCTGACGCGCTGGCCGTCGTGGAAATCGCAACGAACGCCAGTGCGCTCTACAGCGAGGGACGGGACTAGGGCGCGCCGCGCGCACGGTGCTGCGCGCGGCGCTCACGATGGTGAGCACCGATTTATCGACAGTGCCGGTTGCATTGCTGAACATCACACTTGATATTCCCGATTGGGATTCCATCCGTGACAAACTCGACTCAATTCCGCGCGCAGTTCAAGATTCCGGAAGCGGACTTGAAAGCGCTGCGCAGTGCCCTGCAAATGTTGGCAGTGGGAGTGCGGCGGCGCGTATCTCGGCAAGGCATGCGAAAGTGGCTGAGCGACGCGAAATCGTTGGCGAAAACAGCGGCGTACAGCAAGGCGAAAGCGACCAAACGCAACCTAATCATCAAGGTGAAGACATATAAGCGCACCATCATTTGGGGCGCTGTTGGTGTTCGTGTCAGTTCCAATTCCCCTGGCTGGCGCTCGCACCTATACGATGGCGGCTATCGTCCGTGGCGCAAGGGTTTCGATCAAAACGGCAAATCGATTTTGCCAACTAAACCGATGCCGCGCAAGTTTGCGCGCAAACATAAGATTGCGCCATTCATCGCAAAAAATCGCGGGTGGCGCGCCGGCAAGCGCAAGCGCGGACTCGGCGCTGTGACGCATCGGCATATGTACCTAACCGAAACGGCGAAGATTATGGCGCGGCATGCCGCGGGTTACATCATCCCGCATGTGATGAAAGCGATTCACGAAAGTAGGAACCGTGGCTGATCAACGCATTCCAAAAGTCAACATCCCGCTGACGGTCAACACGACCGGAATGGATGCGCCGCTGAAGGCTGCCGAACGCAAGGTGCGCGCGACGGCTGACCGCATTGCAAAAATCAAGACGGGCAGCGGTGGCGGCGGCATGGCGCTTGGCAAAGCCGCTTCGCAGGCCGGTCTATCTATGGGCGGCTTCGGCGCGCTTGGCGCCGTGGGCGGCGCATTGGGCGGCGCGGGCGCCGGCGTTGGTTTGGCGCTGTCGCCGTTCATCGCAAGCACTTCCATCATTTCAATGTTCGACGCCGCGACAAAAGGCGCCAGTGATGCACTGGCGAAATTTCAAGGCGGCGCCGAACAAACCTTTGCAAAAAATAGCGTCATCTTGGAGCGCTTGGCGTCGATGGAAAAGACAAGCGGCAGCGTGGGCAAGGGCACCATGGCGCAGGCGTTTCTAAGCGGTTCATCGACCGACGGGCAAGCCGGCGGCGCTGTCAAATGGGCGAACGAATTCCAAGACGGCGCGCGCATATTTGCAGCTGGCGTCGGCGCGTTCCTGAGCGGGAAGACTTGGGAGCAAGTCAAAAATGAGGCGTCGTTAGCGACGGCAAACGATTCGGGCGCGGCCATCATCAAGCGCAACATGGAACAGCAACGAATCGTTGACACGGCAGAGGGCTATCAGGGATTCGGCGCGGCGCCCATTTCGTGGGCGTTCGATCGTGCTATTCAGAATTCATCAACCCTGCAATGGGCAATGAAACAGGGAATCTAAGTGCCTACCAGTACCACTACCTATACCTACAATGACTTGGATATTTCGTCACGCACTTCGCCCATTGGCGGGGAATCGGATATTGCGCACACGCGCATCTTTTGGCGCAACGATGGCGCACCGATCTTCGCAATTGATGACACGAAACTGGCCGTAAAAGAGGGCGTGATTCCCGTTCCTGATCAGTACTACATTGCGCCAGGATCGGTGACGACTCAAACTTGGGAGCAGTTCGCGCGGTTCCGTTCGTACAACCTCGAGCAAGTTGACAAATACAGATTGCGCGTGCAATTGCGATGGTCAACGCTGTGGTGCAACGATCCAACATCGGGGTTGACGCCCGAATATGCATTGGCATCGTCGATGGAATATTCCGCGCAAACGCGCAGCATGCGACTCTACCGAACAGGGTGGACGGTTGCGCCGTCAAATGTCAACACGACATTGGACATTGGCGGCACATCGCTTGCCGGTCAGGATGGCGCGATTAGTGTGCAAGTTCCACAGGTGCGCATACGCATGCGATTCACGCAGGACGCTGGCGACGCGTCAATGCTCAACGCAGCCACATCGCTGTCATCATATGTGGACAAATTGAACTTGAACACATTTGCAGGCTGCAACGCTGGGACATTGCTATGCGAGGGCGTCAACATTGGAAGCGCTGGCAACGAATTCTACGAAGTGGTTTTCGACATGCTGTACGACGGCTTCTATCACCTGACGCAAGTGCCGACGGTAGAGGCTGACGGCAAGGCTGCGCGCGCCGCCGGCGGGGAACTGTTGGAGGTGAAATGGAAGCGCGTCGCGCGCAGCACCACAGAATTCAACAACATCTATTCCGCTGACGCCAAATTGAAAACCCGAACGGAAACGGGATGGTGGCTGTGATACTTGTCGGCCAACGACGAACCGAACTCGATCGCGCAACGGTTGACATCGACCGCGTGCGGCGTGAAGAAGCGGGATTTCCCGTCACGCATTCGCTGTTGGCGCAAATCACGACTGCCGTAAGTCTCGGCAGTTACCGTTGGCGCTATTCGTGGGTCGAAGCGCAATTAAATGGGAACACGCCAGGCGCGCGCCCAAACGGTTTGACCGGTGAAGCGTTTAGCGTCAGCGAAATGTCAAACGCTGCGTTTTATTCCTACGGCGTAGTGCCTGCAAATCTTCCCGCGGGATTCGTGCCCGTGCGGATTCCCGCAACAGCATATGTGCTTATCTTCCCGCACCGTCGAACGGACGGTACTCTGACATGGCTGATTGCCAACACGCAGGCAATCGACGGAACCTGTTGACATGAGCGACACACTTAACATCGTGGCTCCCATTGACGCCCCCGGCTCTATCAGCATCGTCTACTCGCTGTCAGGCGTCGCACCGAATCTGTCGAGCGGTTACACGGCGTCCATGAAGTTTTGGCCGAACGGTGCCCCCACTGACGGCGCTGCGCAAGTGACCGCTACGCAAGGCACCGGCATCACGCTTGGCGCAGCTGGTGCAATCAGCGTCAACTTAGCAACCATTGGCGCGGTGCTTAACATTCTCGGCGCCACCGAATCATCGTGGCACTACACGCTAAGTGTGACGCCTACCGCCGGCGCTGCGGCGCGCGTGTGTAGTGGCGCTTACACGAGGACGCAACCGTGACCGTCGCGTGGGATGTTTCGCCGACAACCGTGACCGTGTTGGAGGATGGCGGCCTCGTAAATGTCACGCCATCACAGACAACCGTCACCAGTGGTGGCGGCTCGGCGTTGACTCACATTTGGTACGAAACTCGAACTAACAATTTGCTGCTGAGCATTGGCATGGATGCGTTGGTGTTCAGCAAAGTGTTGGAGGCCGGTAGTTATTACATTGACGCTACATTGACGCTTGGAAGCGGCACACTGAGCGCCGCCGGCGCTTCGATTTATTCTGCGGATATTCGCACCACAACGCCAGGCATTTCGCCGGCTGCAATTGTGTGTGCGTCAAGCGCAAACCATCCCGCACAGATTCCGACCGCGTGCGGAATCTCGCTCAACGCGTTTTTGACGCTGACCGGTTCGACAACTGTTTATGTAACCTGCAATGTGAGTGCCGGAAATCGCTATGCGCGATATACAAACTACGCAGGCAACGAAGCCGCCACATCGTGGAGAATCTCAAAACTAACATGATTGATTTAACCCTCGCATCGACCGCGTTGGGCGTGATTTGCACACTGGTTTGGATCGGTTGGAATCTAAGTCAGCACCTCAACGCGATACACATCGCTATTGCTGAAATCCGCATCTTGCTGCAAAGCAACAACAGCAAAATGAACGATCTTGAGACCGACATTCGTGACATCAACAACCGACTCCACTCAATTGAAGGGACACGACGATGAAAAATTGGAAGACTACCGCAGCCGGCGTAGGGGCGATCCTGTGTGCAATTGGTTCCGCGCTTGGCGCGCTGAGCGCAGGCACACCAGTGGACTACACGCCAGTCATCGCAGCAGTGCTGGCCGGCGTCGGCCTAATCGTGGCCAAGGATTCCGCGACTAAGGAATGATCTATGGCCTATTCCGTGCGCTATTTGACTCGCTCATATCGTGGGCTACAGCAACTCGCGTGGTACACATTGTTGGCGGCGGCAAGCGCATTGCCGATAGGGTGCGCGCCGTCATACGAAATCGCCCCCGATAGTCCGTTGCTGATATTGGAAGCGCGCGGAAGCGTCCGCGTGGCTGCAATGGAGGGTGAAACAATGATCGAACTTGGATGGATCGACGCAAGCAAATTAGACGGCCTGACGGCTGTCGAATTTGATTGGACGGCGCCGTGAGTGTCGGCGCGCGCCAATGCTGTTGCTCTGAAGGTTTCGCGTGCGAACGCGATTGCATTTGGCAAACCGACATTGAATCGGGGTGCTGTCATAAGGACGATGTGCTGTTGCTGTGGTGCGAACGCCCCGGCTACAGCGTGCGCCAAAACCATTCCGCGATTAATGGCGCAGGAACTATTCTGTACGAAACATGCTGTACCACTGCGTTTGCGGGATACGCGCCAGTGCAGGCGATTTACCACTTCTACAACTGTTTTTGGCGCTGTCTGAAAGTGCCAATTGCAGGCGTGCAATATCTCGACACCATGCCGGCCATTTGTCCGCAGGACACCGTCAGTTTTCCATGCGAGGAATTTGGCGGCGTGTGCGATTCGTTGCACACCGATGGCGCATGCCAAGTGTTTTGGGAATCGTCATTGAACGGTGCAAGCGCTTGCAATGTCGGCTGCGGTTTCGACATCGGCTGTTGCGCGGAAAATGAAAACGACAACTGCATGGAATGTTGTAAGTGCAACACGCTATTTATGTCGGACTGGCGCCGGCGCGTGTGCGCGGCTACTCCGCGTTTCAAGTGGCTTGTTGAAATGACATGCCACAAAAATGGCCTGAACTTAGGAACTGGCGCGGGATGTGATGTTGTCCAATTGGGCGCGAACGCGCTCTACAATTGCAGCAACCTACGCACGCAAGCGCTGTGCGTAGTCCACATGGAACGATGGTGGAAGATTGCCGAAGACTGCGGCGTGCACAAAATCTATGTGCCCGGCTGCGCTGCCGACAATTGCGACGGCGTCGCCTACCAAACCGATGACTTGGTGCCGAAGTGGTGGTTTTTTGCGTGTTCGGGAATCCCGCTGTATGCCGGCGACCTGATTGACGCCGTGCGATTTGGTCACATTACGCCGACCGAAGCGGAAGATTTGTTGGACGCGCTTGCCGTTGGGTGTCTCCACCCGAAGCAAGCGACATTGAACAAACTGGCTGTTGCCGGTTACATTCGCGCCAACGATTGGCGCGACGAACAACGCCAGGCATACATTGATTTGCACGCTCGATTCCCTGGCGCCGGCTACAACGCCTGCATTCAGAATGTCGAGGACATGCACACGCTTGCACCGTTTCGCAAGCGGATGACTTATAAATTTAGCAATCCGTCGGCAGTGCCATTGCTCAAAAAGGGTGATGTGACGACGCTGCCGGACTTAACTGGCTTACAGGCCGATTGCTTTATTAACTACCCTGGCAGCCTGGCAAATCAAGCCGACTACGACTACTGGTGCGAACGCCAGTGGGTCTATTTTCGGGGACGCCCCGGCGGTTGGGAATGGGCGGGATGGTCAGCACTTGCCGGCGTCGATGATCCTGAAACGCCCGAAGTTGAGGGCGCCGGCGGCGTGTGCAACGGGCAGGGCGCCGCAGCTGGTGTGAGTGACGAAGAATTGGCGCTCTTGCTTGGCTACGGGCGCGGCGATATGTCATGCGTGGAAGCGTTTTACGGCGCCCCATTGGGCAACGCGACGCAGGCGGCATGCTCATGCTGTAACACTGCGGTTGACGGCGTGACCGTCATTTGCAAGGGATGCGACGCCGTGCCGATTCCAATGCCGATCACATCGTGCGTGCAGGTTGATGACGAGCAATGCAACAATCTCATGTTCTATCCGATGTGCGAAGGGATGCACATCATGTCAAACGCATACGAATCAATTCACGATTTGTCGCCCAATGGCACTGGCGTGCAATGCAAGCAATGCGCCGCTACTAAGGCGATCTACACGACGCATTCGTTTTTGATTGAGGGCAAGCGCTCGCGCGATTCGTGGCTTGATTCCGTTCCGTTCACTTGCCGCGACGAAGTTCCAAAACTGTTGGAACTAGCCGCGTGGCCGCAGTGGGGAAATTCACACGCCGCGCCCTTTAACGGCATTTGCTCAAATTTCTACCTTGACAATGACCCGACCTGTTGGTGCGCTTCGCTGTTGATTTGTGGCGGCAACGCGCGTTGCAATGACGAGACTATCTACACATCGCGCATGGCGTGTGGTGGATTCTGTGCTGATTACCAATGCCGATGCATTCCTGAAACATTCGACCCGTCAAGCGGTTGGGATGCGTCGATGTGCCCTGCGCGCACGGACTGCGCGCCACATTCGACGGGCAGCCAAGTTGCCTGTATTGGATACAACCCGTCGTGTTCTTCCACATGAAACACAGTTACATATCGTGCCCAATGGATCGCGCCAGGCAACCAATCGACATGCGCCCGAAGCGCATTCGCGCGGCGTCTGAGGAACCGCTAACAACCACAGTGAGCGCCGCCAATGTCGCGAAGTATGTGAACGCGAAGGTTTCGCTAGCCGTCTACGGCGCCGTCGCCGACGATATCTACGCCGCGCGCGTCGCTGCGTGTCGAGCGTGTCCCGCGCTGCGGACGCAGCAAGCGATTGCGGACGCTGTGGGATTCTGTGCGGATTGCGGCTGCGGCGTCAAGGCTGACGCCGCGCTGTCTGTCAAATTGACCATGCCGAACGCCACCTGCCCCCGTGCAACCTGGCTACCGACGCATCCCGAAGCAGAATCCGTCGTGGGGCGCGCTGTTGATTGGTTTGCGAAAAAAGTGATTGGCTGACCCGATCGTGCCGACATGTGAGGCATGATCGCTGAATCCATCATCATCTTTATCATCGTCTGTTGGTACGCTTGCATCCCCAATGAGGACTCAAACGGGACTTGACGGGACTCAAACGGGACTTGACGGGATTTGGACGGGACTCAAACGGGTTGACAGCGAGGAAAACATGCAAACCGATTTCACTGCCAGTTCCCACACGCAACACAATTCTGACTACTGGCGCAGCCGATACGACATGACCTACGCCATGTCACTGGCGTCGGCATTTGAGCGAAGTTCCAATGCGGATGATTGGGTGGACGGCATGTTTTGCGAGGCGCGCCACCTGATCAGGATCGGTGACCCGCACGGCGAACTACTCATGCGCGCGGCGCTGCGCGTGCGCGCCGACGAAAACGAACAATTTAAGCGCGCCGCCCTGAGTTGTCCACAAGTTATCCACACCCGATAACCACGCACTTGACAGAGTCGTTACGATGCCTCTGTTCTCTCCGATGTGCAGTCTGTCGGAAGCGTGCAGCGAAGCGCCCGCACGCGCGCGTGGATCGTCGAGCCGAGAGTCTTTTTACAATTTGTCGAGGAACCAAAATCATGTCGCCAGTTGAATATTCGCAGTGGTCTGACCGTCGCGCCGCTTTATTTCCAGTGAATTTGGACGCGCGCACGCGCGCCGCGCTAGACAACGATGTGCAGCGCGCGGACTACGCAACGCA